TCACCACTCTATCCTGTCTGAAGGTATCAACGTTAGTGGTCTTGAGGCTGTTATCTTCATGCGGAACATGAACTACATTGGTATCAGCCAAAGTATCGGACGAGTTATCAGACTTGGTGGAAGTGAGAAGACATTTGGTTTAGTTTGTATTCCAACTTATGACCGAGTTGGTATCAGCACTGCTAAGAAAGTTCAGGCAGTTGTTGATGTTGTATTCAATCAGGGTCAACCCGCTATCAGTGAAATCCGTCGCTAATTTATCATGAAAAAATCTATTATTACAATGGAAGATGCATTGGATAGGTTATCTGAAATCAAACCATCAAGTGCAAAAAAGATTGAAATCTATGCACAACGTTGCTACTATGATTTCATGAACCCTGCCATTATTGACTGGTGGAAGACTAAAAGAAACGACAAAGATGTTGTGAGGGCTATCACCAGACCTTTTTATGATCTAGTTCATGCTTGCTCTGTTTCCACAGGATTGATTACAAAAACTGCATTTGAGAAACTACAAAGCAACAAGAAATTTGTTGCAACGAAAGACCATTGTTTTCGCCCACAAAATACATACCAATACATGTTAGATAACCGTGAAAGTTTTTGCGAGTTCTCTATGTTCCGCAAATGGTACATAATGTGTTGTTCTACTATTCTTGTTGTTGGTAAAGAGAACGACTTTTTGAGTGTGGAGGGTATTGATAACCGATGTGGGTCATATATTATTAAAGTTTCTACAGATCAGCAGTATATTCATGCTGGTTTTGATCTATACTCTTACAGCACACATCGTAAATGGAAAGATAGAACTCTTAAATTAGAGTCAAATCTAGTTGATGCTCCACAGGAATTGTTGGAGTATGAGAAAAAGTTTACTCCTATGGATACTGTATGAAACTAATACAACAAAAGAGCGACATTCTAGACCCTAAACCTGTAGAGCAAGGGTTCATCGTTGGAAAATATGATGATCCTATGATGTATGCAGCAGTTCCCATTAGTGGTAGTACTGTACAATTAGCAGTAGTTCATCAAGCAAATGTTCTCAAAGTCTGTCGCAATCGTCAGTCTGCATTAAACTTTATAGATAGACATCGGAAGAAAAAGTCTGTTGCTAAACTGCCACTATGAAAAAAGTAGAGTCTCAAAAAACAACGTTGACACTTGCCCATGAGCAAGTAGATAACTTAACCAAACTACTTGAAGATAATGAATACAAAACATTTTTGTATCATCATCTCATCCCTGTCAAATATGAGTTGCAAAGACAACTCTCCAACTTGACTAACACCTCACCTTATACTAAAATCAAGGAGTAATTTACACAAACTAATGACCAAGTATCTTTACATTGTTGAGCACTTTGTTCCTTTTCCGCAGTCTGAATATGGTGGGTTATGGAATGTAGTTGCGGAACATGATGACGAATGTTTTGACTTGATTGTAAATAGTGATGATGGTTTCAATCAACCACACTACAACCGCCTTCGTGGGAATATCATGAAAGCACTAACTTATGCTCTAGCAGAAGATCTTGACTCCTGTATTGTTGAAGAGTTTACTACCTGATGATTGAACTACCCCCTGATTTCATTCATGAACCACCAGAAGGTTACTCCTATGAGGTTACAGAGCATCGAAAAAATATGCTTGCTATTTGGATTATTAACCATGGTATGTTCTCTTATACTGACACACCACCTCAGTCAATCTGGGGTTTCTACAGTAGAACAAAGAGATGCTATCATGCGCCTATTAACTCCACCAAGCACGGAGATAAGGTAGATATATCTAATACTCGACCTTACACTGCGATGCAGTTAAATCTTAACCCTTTAATGGCAGCGTTCTCATGAAGTATATTCCTCAAGTTGATGACTATGTTCGGTGGAAATCTGATCACATAAACGTTGAGGGTTGGGTATATTTTTATGATGAAATGTATATTACAATTGAAACTGGCATTAAACCAAAACCCAATTGTCAATACACAAAGAATGAAAGACACAAGTATATTCACACACTCTTATTATGCTTTCCAAAACAATGGAAAGAATTAGAATACGTTTATACAAGAAAAAATCGTTATGCTGAAACTGTGGAAGATATGGAAGTATTCATTAGGGAGTTTTAGTGATGATAAAACAAAACCTTATGACAATTATGTTGCTATCATTCGCAGCATCATATTCGTCAGTCTACTCACTACTAATATGGTTATTGTTTCTGGAGTCGTGAGACATTGGAATGATACTGGCACAAATGTATATGTTTGTGCTGATAAACCTAGTGGTGGCTATTGGTGTACCAAACGCAATTAATCTAATTTATATGAATGAAAAACATCAAAATGGTTTCCCTTGGAGATTAGAGAATGGCACCACTGTGTGTCATTTTGAATGTAAAGAGCACTTGCAAAAATACCTTGATAGATATAAACTAAACGCACGGCAGTATAATATCAGTAACAAAGATGGAGAACCCTTTGAGTCCCGTAAAAAATACAAGAAAAACGTGGGATCGTCAACTAGAAAAAACAGTGACAGAAGTCCAAGTTCAAGTAAAAGACGAACCACCCGCGTGGATACCCCTAGAAACACTTCTGGCGTTTCAAAGTCTAAACGAAAAAAGAAGTAATTAAAGTTACTCACCTCTAAAGTGTTTCAATAGTGTGACCTGCGGCATTCGCCCCACTAAACCAATTACCAAGGTGGTCTCTTGGTTTCCTTTTTTTCTTTATCATGGGAACTCGTTCACGCATTGGTATTCAACTTTCAGATGAGTCTATTCTTTCTGTTTATCATCATTGGGACGGTTATCCTACTTGGTTGGGCAAAATTCTTAACACACACTACAATTCAAAGGAGAAAGTAGCAGAACTGATTGACGGTGGTGATATGTCCTGTGCGTGGACAAAAGACCGCTGGACTGGTAAGCAAGTTGCAAAGTATGTGATCGAAAATGTTGAGGTTGAGGAATATGGTCCTCAATACTATTCTGCTCGCGGTGAAAGTTGCCCACCACGTCTTGATAAAGATATGGAAGAGTTTTTCTCTGATGGTGAAGAATACTCCTATATCTTCCGCAATGGTAACTGGTTTGCCTATGATATGAACTATTTCGATGATATGGTAGCACCAGAACCTGTGGAAATCCCTGACGGCATTCTTGCCTGCTGATTATTACTCACCTTCAAAGTGTTCTATTATTGTAAGCGCATCACTTATGGACTGGTTCGACGACATTCAAGTTGAAGAAATGAAAAACTTCGATTTCGTTTCTGAAGATATTGAAGACCTTGTTCAAAAACAAAAGGACTTCAATATGAAAGAATATCTTAACGGCAACATCGACTACTAAAACCACAACCACACAAAACAATGACTGAAACTGTTAACGTCCTGCATCATCTTCAAGAGCTCCGTGAAACTTGGAGGCGTCAAGATTTCCGATACACTAAAGATCAACAAAAACAATATAATATGTTAATTGAAGCACGTCGTGAGCGAGTAAAATATTTTTATGAAGCGGGACTGGTAGCAAAACCTGGTGAGAGACTTAATAAAAAAGAAGAGCAACAGGAAGAGCAAGACGATTGAAAAAATAGGACAGTTGAAGAAGTGTCCCTGAACCCTTGACTTTCGGGGACAATAAATATAGAATAGTGATAAGTCAAAACCACCGATGAAAAATTTTTCTCACTTTATTGCGGAAGTTTATGACCGTGACGTTATGGGAAGTAGTCAAATCAAAAAGTCTGGCGAAGGTGGTAGAGTTGGTGCAGATAGAAGAAAATCTGAACCAGAAAAAAGGAGAATGATAGCTGTTGGTGGCGGCAAAATGGTTCCTTCTAAATCATATAAAGATAGAAAAGATATTGGAACACAAAGACAGGTAAGCACTCGTCAACAACAACCAACACAAGAAAGAGGTAGTGCTGAAGTTAAACAATCCTATGCTGATAAAGTAAAAGCAGAAAGGAGGAAAGCAGCACAAGCAAGAGCAGCAGCAAGAGCATCTGGTGGTACTGAAGCAGCATCAAAAGCGTCAAAGACATCATCTAGAGAAGCAGAAAAAGTAGCAACAAAACTTCTCACAACCAAGAAGAAAGAAGAGAAGAAAACTGAATCAAAACCACGTCGTGATTGGAAAACCGATGATGGTGGTGGTATGACTCGAAAAGAGAGAGATGCTGCTAAAAATAAAGAGCAAGGTGCTAAACTAAAAGCACGAAAAGCAGAACTTATTAAGGACTTCACTGAGAAGAATGGTCGTGCGCCTAAAGGTATAGAACGCACAAAACTTGTTGGTTTGGCACATAAATCTGTAAAAGCAGGCATTTGATTATTACTCACCTCTAAAGCGTTTCATTAATAGAACGCTACTAGACACCCCCACGATCACCTCTAACACTATGAAAAAGGTTTCTATTTACCTTGACACCCTTGAGACTGTAATTGCCCGTTTAGAGGAAGCGATTGAAGTAAACTATCTTTCATCGGATAATCCAGAGCGGGGTTATCCTTATGCTGCTGGATACTCGCGGATAGCAATGCAAGATATTGTTGAAGCATTGAAACCTTATATGACTGAATATGAGTGAGCACATAGTGCCATATACTTAACTTATTGAACAACCTTTTATTATGAATATCTATTTGATTGCATCTGAAGATCACAAAGTGTTTGGTGTGGGACAAACTGAACGCACGTTTGAAGAGCGGCATAAAGATGGAGATTGGGCAAAGTTTCACAACTATTTGAAAGCAAGAGGAGAAAAACTTGTTTTACTTGGTTGGTGGAAAGATTCCTCTTATCTTGACACGGAGATTCATGCATATCTAAAGAAACTTCCTAACGTTCGCAAATATGCAGAGTGGTTCTCACATAAGACCACGCTGGATATTATCAAGAACATTATTGAAGAAAAGTTCTTTACTACAACTCCTGACAAGAAAGATACCATTATACTTGCAAAGTATCAGAAAGAATTTGTTGCTAAGGCACAGGCAGATTACCTGGAGTTCTTGTTGTTTGCAAAGTGTCGTGCAGGTAAATCTATCATGACACTTTCGCACATTGTTGATAAGGGATTCAAGGTAACTTTGGTTGTTGCCATGTTCAGTTCTCCCGAGCAATCATGGAAGGACGATATTGTTAAGTTCAGGAACTTTGATAACCTTGTCTATATTAACCTCAAAGACAAAGACTATAAAGAACAGATTGAGTATTGGTACAACACGGACAAGCAAATTATTCTGTGGTCTACTGTTCAAGGTCAGCGTAAAACTTTGAACCTTCCTGTTGATGTTGACCTGCTTGTTTTTGATGAAGCAGATCATGGTTACAGCAAAGGAATGATCAACAAACTGTGCGAGGCAATTAACTGCCCCGTGCTGTATGTGACTGGAACTGCATACAAAATGGTATGGGATTTTCCAGATTCCAATCGTTTCATTTACTCCTATTTTGAAGAGCAACTTGAGAAGAAGTTGGGACTTAATAACTGTCCTTCGATGAAGATTATCCTTGCCAAGTATGAATCTGCTCAGTATCAGGCAGTCTATGGAGATGACCCCGATGCTATGAAGAATCTCTTCAATGTTGATGAGGAAGGTAACTTCATGGAACCTGCACTTGTCCAGGAGTTTGTAAGTAGAATGTTTGTTGGGGAACGCCATGTTCATTGCAACAATCGTCTTCTAAAAGATGCAACCCATCTTTATATTACTCTGTCATCTGTAAAAGCATGTGATGCATTTGCAGAGTATATGAAGGGCACACGATTTGCTCCTCTAGTTGCACATGGCAGTGCTAAAGTTGATTCCGATATGATCAACAAGCATATTAATGAGAATGTTGCTTCCTGCATTATTACTCAAAGTGCTAACGTTCGCGGAGTAACTGCGAAGAAGATTGATACCATTATCAATTGTAAAGAGGGTAAGAGTATTGAATTCTGGACACAATTTGCGTTCAGGGGAGGATCCGGTGAGCATGATTGGCAGGTGATTGACTTCTGCCCACAGCGTTGTCTTGAATCTCTTCGACAGACTTATGCTGCTGCATGTGAATCTAATCCAGAACTTACTCAGTACACTTACACTGACTTCGCTGCTATTTTTGAGTGGAATGAAGAGTTTGTCACTCTTAATCAGGATCAGGTTGTTGCAGTTCTCGCTGCTGATGTAGGTAACACAATCAATTTGGTCTCTGGTATTGCAGATCACCTGAATTTCAAGAACTTGGAGAACATTGAGTTTGATGTAAATCTTGAAGCAAGTTATGGCAATGTTGTTAAGTCCGTCCTTCTGAATGATAACAACGCTAATGGCAAAACTAACAAGAAGAAGGAGAATCAATCGGAGAAGTCTGAGAAGTCTATGCTTTATTCCAAGCAAGAGACTATCAAGGCAATCCTAGAACGTGTGCCCTTGGTTATCTACCACTGTCTTAAGTGTGGAGAGCAAGTCAACTCAATCTATACCGTAATTGAATCTGAGAATTACATTCATGATACTATGGATTGTGAGGAGATTCTTCGTCAATTAATCAACGAGGATGTTATCAATCCAAAAACTTTGAGTCACATTATTACTCAAGCAGCGGACGATATTCGACACTCTATGAACGAAGATGAGTGTAAGACACTTCATAAACTGTCGTGCTCAGGTAAGACTCAGCAGCAACTTAGTGTAGAATTGTTTGACGAACTGTTCATCTGATGAAACTTCTTATCACTGGAGACCCTTCAGGTTTGCACTCTTTGTGTGCAATCAAGCACCAAGGATATGCTCCCGAAGATATTACTGTGTGGGAAGATGATCCCAGACACATCTATGCAATTAAGCAGATTGATGATAGAATAAATGTAACTACTGACCGCGAATCTCTTACCAATATGCACTTTACTCATACCATTGGCAATCCACCTTATCTAAAAAACATTCACCTTGAGTTCTTACTCATGGCACTTAATAATTCGGACAATGTGAGTTTAATTCATCCTGCTGGTTGGTTGTATCGTACCACAAAAGATATTGAGCGACAGGTAAAGAATGCTCTAAAAGGTAGAGTCAAGAAGTTGAAGTTCTTCAATGGCAATCATGTCTTTGCTCCTGCACAATTTGCTGCTCCATTGGTTATCACTTATGCTGCAAAAAACCACGTTGGCCCTATTGAAGTTGAGTATGATTTCACTGGCAATAAGTATTATATTGACAGTCTAGATGATCTCCCTAGTGGATACTGGGAACCAACAGAAAAGCATTGGGATATTGTCAACAATATCAAAGAACTTGCTATTTCTAGTAATGTTTATCAGCATGTTGCTAAGTTGGAAGATCGTGCAACAGATTGCACACTGAAGGCACCTGAAATTTGTGGAGATGGTAGGGCAAAAGATAAGACTAAGACTTGTAAAGATGACTTCTGGACATTCTTCTATGAAAGAAGTGATCTGTATGGTTACAAAAAAGGAGCACGTTGTTTTCTTCTGAATAGTTCTGAAGAGAGAGCAAATATGGTGTCTTATCTAAAGACTAAGTTTGCAAGGTTTGCTCTGTCTATCAACAAAGTTTCCCAACATTTGTATATTAAAAGATACCTTGACTGTGTACCTATGCCGCCATTGAATCAACAATGGGATGACGATTCTGTCTTTGACTACTACAACATTTCACAAGAAGATAGAGAATATATCAATAACTTCATTCCAAATTTTTATGTTTAGAAAAGACGATACTTCCAAAAAGAATCAGCACAACTCTACTACAGGGTCGGACATTGAAAGGACCGATGATAGAATTGATGAGACAGGTGAAGTATTCACTCCTGCTGAACTTTGTGTTGAAATGGTATCAGAAATCTCTAAATCTACGCTAAAAGATCCTAAGTCTACTTTTCTTGATAATTCTGCGGGGTCAGGGAACTTCCTATTGGCACTGCAAACAGAATTATTGAAGTATCATGACTTAACACATATCAATGATAATATGCTGTTTGCAGTAGAACTTATGGAAGATAATCACGCTGAGTTGTGTAAAAGAATTGGTGTTCCAGTTGATCACCCTCACTACGTTTGTACTAATGCACTAGAATATGATTATGGATTTGGTGACCCTGTAGGACTGGAATCTTTCTTCAATTAAAGTTACTCACCATCAAAGTGTATCTGTAGTGTAAGCACACGATTCTTTTATGACTCGTCCCACCGCAATTATGGAACGTGAGGACTATGATGCCACCTTTGAACTTTTGTTCTTAGATTTCAAAGCACGTCTCCGTATTCATAATTACGAAATGAAAAAACTAAGAGAGGATCTTTCTCTTCTGTTTAATGCTATCACTGACAAAGCATATTATTCTGCTATTGATCGGTGATATTATGAGGAGGGTATTATCACCCTCCTTTTTTATGCTCATGTAAAAATTACTCACCTCCAAACTGTTTTAGTAGTATGAAGAACACCCACCTACAACATCCTGAAGATTCTATCTTGACTGGAGATCTTTCGGTTCTTGATTGGTTTTCTGAACCTGATAGTTTCATCAGCACTAAAATGGATGGTGCTCCTGCTATTGTTTGGGGTACAGATCCTGCCACCAATACATTTTTTGTTGGCACCAAATCTGTTTTCAACAAAGTAAAAATCAAAATCAATCATTCTCATGAAGAAATTGACAAAAACCATCAGGGTAAAGTTGCGCGTATTCTTCATGCTTGCTTTGATTGTTTGCCTCGCACAGATTCTATCTTTCAAGGTGATTTTATTGGTTATGGTGGTAGCCTTACTTATCGTCCCAACACGATCACTTACATCTTTCCTGAAATAATTGCAGAAGATATTATCATTGCACCCCATACAATCTATGTGGCAGATGATGACCTTCGTAATGCAGTTTCATCACCTATGATACTTTGTCCTAAGAGTACCTATAAATGTTTCTTTGTAAAACCAGAAGTTTCATTGAATCCTTATCGTGAAGATTTGGCAGATATATGTGCATTTGCCAAACAAATGGCAACTTTATGTCGTGGTTCTTTTTTGAATGATAAAACTGCTGCAAAGGTCAAAAAACATATCAATGACTGTATCCGTACTGAGAATGACATTGACGAAAATGAAATTGCAGAAAAATTCGATATTGATATTAATGTGATGCGATTGTGGAAGTTGGTTGCAACTATCAAGGACGATTTGTTCTGGTTCACCAATGAAACCGATGACATTACCTGTATGATTGGTGATACTTATAGTCTGCATGAAGGTTATGTTATCAGCAATCAATATGGTATATTCAAGGTTGTTGACCGTAAAGAGTTCAGTCGTGCGAATTTTTTGATGGCAAAAACGTGGTGAATTAAAGTTACTCACCTCCAAACTGTCCTTATAGTATAAGCACTCAAACATTATGACCGCCACATTCACTGATTACGTTGCTCAGAAAGATGCTCAGAACACCATTCAGTTGAATGTGACTAAGTATGCTCTCATGCTTTGTGATGCACTGCAACAATCACATCAACGTTCACATCCTAATGGTAAGAACTATTCTTATGCAGTAGTCTCTGGCCGTAAGTATCACAAGGTGATGCAGTGTGTCAATGGTGAGACTGAATCAGTTCATGCCTTTATTGATAAGAAGACTGGTGAAGTATACAAACCAGCATCAATCAAAGCAGCTGCTAAAGGTGTACGTTTCAATCTGCTAATCATTCAAGAACGTGAGTTTGTATTAGAGAATTGTGATTGGGCAGGTGGTTATCTCTATCGTAATGCATACTATCAGGGTGCTTGATTATGGATTATACTAAAGAACAACTGATTGATGCACTTGTTCGTGAGTGGGACTATCTTTGTCATGATGATTATGACCCTAATGATGACACACCAGAGGAGTATCGTTTGAAGATGGAAGAACTTACAACCGAACAATTGATTGAAGAAACCTCAACAGACAGTGAGTTTTACACCCTTGATGAATTTATGGAGAATTGGGCATGAAAGTATCTTGTGATCGATGGATTGTCTCATGGAAACGTGAGAAGAAAAGTGGTTACATTTCAACTCAGGAGGTTGTAGTTTATGGAATCGAAAATGTTGAACATGTCATCAAAACGATGGTTCCCACAGATGAATGGAATGTAAAACCAGCATAAAAAAACACTATGAGAATTGGTTATGATTTACGACATCAAAGTATATCCTAAAATTGGTGATGGTCAACAATATGTTGAAACAGTGACAGCATTGACGGCACATGATGCTATTTGTATGGTGCAACGTAGGAACCCTGATTGTCTCGTACAATGTGAGAGAACTTACAATAAACCGTGCGAAAGTTCTGCTATTAGTGATGCAGGAAATGCCCTGGGTTGGATTATACTACTAGGGATTATTTTCATGCTTTGGTTACTTATTGAGTATTGGTATATTGCTGCACCTATCGCTGCTTTTGTAGTTATTGCTATATTATTGGAAAAGTTCAAAGATTAAAAGTTACTCACCTCGAAACTGTCATAGTTGTATGAGCAAGACTAAAATGATGACAATCACCGAACGCAATCAAAAACTTTACGATCTTCGTCAACAACTTGATAAGAAGCGTATGGAGTTGGCATGGATTGAAACTGAAATTATGGCAGTCAATTCACAATACGATCGTGAGAATCGTGACACACCATTATTTGATGAAATGTTTGGCGGTTGATTAACATATAAGATTCTAAGTTCATTCTTCATGACTATTTCTAACGTAATGAAAACAATCACACTGAAGCGTAGCGAATGGGAATGTTACATTGACACTCCTGATGATGTTCTTGATAAGGTGAATAGTTTCTTCACTCTACTTCTTGCTGATAGTGATGATGCAATCAACACTCAAAGTGTAATGTATCGTTATCTTGGTGTATATTCAGAATGGGGTTTTTGTGATAGCGAGTGCAATGAAGTTGTAACTCAAACTATCAACAAGTATTATGGCACAAAATTAGATCGTTGGTCATGTTTGGCATTTTGAAAGTTACTCACCTTCAAAGTGTTTCAATAACGTAAGCAACTCACTTCATTATGCAACTCACAAACTCTGTCTGTATCGTCGATTTCTTTCCTGAGGCATTCATCGCTGAAGCAGATGAAGTCAAAGGCATGAAAGTTGTTGTCAAACGTTTCAATAAGCGTGTTACCTTCCGTGCTAATGGTCAGAAGTCATATTCAACTGTAACGATGCTAAATGCAAAGCACGAGTGGGCAGAACGTATTGTTGGAGGTGCTGAGGTAACAGACTACCACACCGACAAGATGCCCCGCTCTGAGTATGCTCCCATGGCATGTGTGGGTTGATTCCCCTCACTCACTGTAAATCCTTATCTAACATCATGAACGCACAACTTGACATGTTAATGAGTCGCGAACAGTTGATGGAAGACATTGATTCTATAATCGATGATTTCTTTTATAGCAACTATAATGGAGATGTATCAGAAGCAGAAAAATTGGTGATGCTTCTATCTGATGCCGTCTGCAAAAACTTCCCCACTAACTAACATCATGCTCAAGACTAATCTTCTCAACGTAATCAAGACTACAGCACAAAGTCATACATTGAACAGAAATGAGAAGTTCTTCATCTTTTGTGATGTTTGCGACAAAATGTTAGCAGAGGGTCGTATTACTGCAATTCAACATGAACGATGGACTAACGTATTTTAAAGAATAAAGTTACTCACCTCGAAAGTGTCACTATAGTATGAGAACACTTTCAAACAACCCTTACGTGAACAACCTAGTCGAGATGGGCTATGATCGTCAAGATTGCGAAGTTGTATCAACAATGTTTCAAAAGAAAACGTTCCCTTGTGTGATCCATGGTCGTTCATTTGATACTGAAGAACAATACTTTGCTGAACTACATGAGTATATGAATGGAATGTAAATTAGATAAGATTAAAGTTACTCACCTCGAAAGTGTCTTTATAGTATAGACACCACACCAAACAAACTCAATTCAATGCTTCTCAACAATTCTGCTTTTATCTCTGCTCTTCAAGGTCTGCAATCCTTTGTGATTGAGACAGGTGCTGATATTGATATGGCATATGATTGGGTTGCTGATCAGAGTGGAATTAAATCATTCTGTCATGATGGTGCTGCATTTGATTGCTTCTACGATGTATTCATGGATGCATCAAACTGAATCACTATAAACATAATCAAATGAATCTCTCAACTCTTTTCTATCATCTCTCTCAGATGGAAACAGGTAATCAATGTGTTAAGTTTATCGACTTAATGGTTGAGCACGGATATTTAAAACTGCGTTGATTCTTCCTGATTAAAGTTACTCACCTCTAAAGTGTCCTTATAGTATAAGGGTTCAGTCTTCTCTCTCTCACTTCTCTTCTTAACGAATTGTTTCTGAGAATTGTTTCACCGAACCACCTCACCAATCAATCAATTCAAATCATGAGAAAAATCGAAACTCAAATGTGTCAAGCAATCCAGTCTAATCTTGATTGGAAATCTGGTAACACTCAAGTCATTACAATTGAGGGTGTAAGTTTCGTTTATCTTCATGGCAATCAGATTGCAACTATCGATGATGATACAATGACAATCTTTGATGGTGGTTATCAATCAACAACAACCAAGTCTAGACTCAATGCACTTTGTGATGAATTTTGTATTGCTGGAGAAGGAGTATTTCAGAAGAACTACAAGTGGTTTGTAAGAAAGTTTGTAGGAATGGCAGGACAAAGTAAAGTCTTTAATGTCAATGATTTCACGAATGGTTTCATCTTTGCCTAGTCATTCTTACTCACACTCATTTACACTTTTTCTAATCATGAGACTTATCTTCCTTGCTCTCTTCATTATACTAGGTGCTAATCTAATGATTCAAGTGTTAGATAGTAATCTTACAGATACAATCACTGAAAGGAATGAAGCACTCGAAAGACTACTTAATCCACCCTCAAACGTAATCGAATGACTATCACTCAAACCGAACAGATTGAAGGACTTAAGCAACGTTATGCAGAGATGATTGTAGAAGGAATGGATATGAATACCTTGATTACTTTTGCTGTAGATGGTATTGTTGAAAATCTAAAAGGTTATAAGATAGATGATATTAAAGAAGAGATTATTGATTGCTATGGTGTAGAAACTTGGTTTGATTTGAATCCTTAAAACCTAGTATTACAACAGTCCTGGTGATGACTTAAAACTCACTAATCACACACACTAACTTACTATTTTAATGTCTAAGTCTGATCTCTTCTCTGCTCTTGAATCTGCACAGAATGGCAATGATATTCTTCTCATTCTTGAGGCAATTGATACTCTTTATTGATAGACAGTACATAACATAAGAAATGGGGGTATATCTCAAAATACCCCTTTTTTAACAGGATAAATACCATTTTTTCATTAAAAAACGTTTATTAATGTATTAAAAAAGGTATATTGCTGTTTTATGTTGCTATTGAGAATGTTCTCAGGATACTATCCATGAGTATGATTAAGAGACATATAGACCTTATACTTAGGTCTTATTAAATGTCTCATAGATCCTAATCTTATGATCAATTAAATGTCTCAGAGTCTTGTGATCTAAGCACGCACTCTATCACAACCGCGCAAAAATGTCAAGCACCCGCTCATAAGTTTTTTGGGGACTTGACACTCAAAAAACATAAGCATTCCTCATAAATAGCGGTTATGAGGTTGACATATAGCCACGCCCATTCTACACTGTTAAAGTCTTCACACCACTCGGAGAATCATGCCTGCTATCTATCAACAAGCACAGAAGCAACGTTATCGGATCACCTTGAATATTGAAGCACTGGGAGATTTTGATCCCAACAATATCAATTGGGAAAGGTTGTTTGAACTCGAAGGATCTGAGAGGTGTGATGCTTATGTGGAAAACTTAAGTACTCCAGACACGTGGTGATTGTATAGGAATTAAAGTTACTCACCTTCAAAGTGTCCTTATAGTGTAAGCAGCAAACCGACCCAATGAATTCAGTCACTCAATTGACCAATATCATTGACAATCTGCAAGATAGTGGCAAGACAGTTACTGTTAAGAAACTTAAGACTCGTGGACCCCGTAAGGGTGAAACATGGTCAAAGTTGCCAATGGGGATGGTTTCAGGTCGCGCATTAGGTACAGTTAAGACGGGAGATTCTACCACCAAAGCAACAACAGCAGGCGGGGGACGTGAACAAACAATGACCCCAGTCTGTGGTATTGGTAAAGAGATGGTATCAAATCTTTCAAAGGTTAAGAGTCGTTATGCTGCACAGATTAAAGCAGATCGTAAAGCAGCAGCACTAGATCGTCGTTAATACTTAAGGGAGGTACTTATTCTCCCTTTAAAGTTACTCACCTTCAAAGTGTCCTAATAGCGTAAGCACTCAATCCACTCATGACAGTCTCCACCTTCCAAACCAATCTCACCGATACCACCTATAACGGTTGGACGAATTATGAGACCTGGAATGTTGCACTCTGGATCGGTAATGATGAGGGTCTTTATGATCTTGCGCGTCTGGCAGGTAGTTATGAGGATTTTGTAGATGCTCTCGAGGGTTGTTCTTTCAATGACTTATCGACCCCTGACGGTGTTAACTACAGAGATCCTAAAGTTAACATCGTCGAGATCAATTCTGATTGCTACTTCGGTGTTTAATAGTACGAGTTAAGTGATACTTAGTGAGGGGCAGTTGTTGACACATTGTCCCCTTATTTGCTATAATGGCAGTATGCGTATTCGGCAGTTATTGCGCCCTTATGTGTTAACGTCCGGGGGGCGTAACGGGGGCGGGGCGTTATAAAAACCCATAACTACCCTAACCTACAGAGGTGACAGATCGACCTCTCTATATCACATTCATAAAAAAAATTCCAGCAGATATAAAAACGCTGCAGAGGTTTGCTATATAAAAAAAATTTTCCCCCATAAAAAATCTATGAAAAAGGAAAAAATATATCACATTTATGCAAAGGAGGAATGTATATACAATAATCTTACAGAGAATGAGTTTAAGAATACATGGATAGTATTAAAGGGTATGGTAGGGCTTATGAAGACTGACTATACAGAAGAGGATATTAGTTATGAGGTATGTGAGGTAAACCGAACTTCAACAGTAGACACTAGTCATTGACAGCGGATAGATAACACAGTATAATTGAATTGAGTTTTTTAAGACTTATGGCAAAAGGATTTACTGTAAAAGCATCAGCACCGAAGAAGAAAGAAGAAGACTGGGATATTACTGCTATTAAGGAGCGAATGCGAGGTAAGCAGATTGTATTTTGTTTACCTGGACGTGGGTGTTCATTTGTATTTCTGAAGAACTTTGTACAACTGTGCTTTGATATGGTACAGAATGGTATGGGTATTCAGATTAGTCAAGACTATTCATCAATGGTAAACTTTGCACGTTGTAAAGTACTTGGAGCAAATGTATTACGTGGTCCGAAGCAAATTCCATGGGATGGAAAACTAACGTATGATTATCAGTTATGGATTGATAGTGATATTGTATTTGACACTAACAAGTTTTGGCAGTTATGTGATTTAGCATTAAATGCTGAAGGTGAGGAGAAAGAAATTGTTGGTGGATGGTATGCAACTGAAGATGGACATACGACATCTGTTGCACATTGGTTAGAAGAAGATGATTTCCGTAAGAATGGTGGAGTTATGAACCACGAGACTGTGGACTCAATTCAGAAGCGGCGTAAGCCATTCACTGTAGATTACACAGGTTTTGGATGGGTGCTCATTAAGAAGGGAGTCTTTGAGAATCTTGAGTATCCTTGGTTTGCACCGAAGATGCAAGTCTTTGAGTCTGGTGCAGTACAAGACATGTGTGGAGAGGATGTCTCATTCTGTCTTGATGCAATTGAAAAAGGATTTGATATTTGGTGCGATCCTCGGATTCGTGTTGGTCACGAAAAAACTCGTGTTATCTGATCATGTATAATATCTTATGTAATGGACGTAAGATACATCAGAATCTGAGTGCAGAAGAATGTGCTGAGATTCTCGACGAATATGCTCAGAAGTATTATGATACTACTGATCAAAGCAACAATCCAAACCAATTTAAAATTGAGGCAATTAACTCTCATGGCAATGATGAAAAACGGTAGTTATATTCCTGGAAATCCCAAGAAAACTCGTCAAGGCAATTCACAAAATACGTTACTTTCTGCGACTTCTCGTAATAAAGCAAAAAAGCGTTATCGTGGCCAAGGTAAATAAGAATAGTGAAAAAAAGTTATGAATGTCTTGTTTAATTACTAACTTACCATCTGTTGAAGTGTGGGTAAGAAAAGAATACCTCACTGATCATCAAAGTGGTCATGGTGAATTTGTAAAGGGCGTCTGGGTATCGTGTAAATCGATTCCTGGGCGTGCTTTTTATTTTGAAACATACTTACCAGAGTATGCTGCAATGTACGATAAACTACCTATCAGTGCCTTTGTAACTAATCCTGAGACACCTTCACCTGATATGAATCTACCCAACCTACAATTCTGGAATTGTATGGACTATGGTGTAGTTAATATTAATAAGAAGTTCATCGGTAGTATGGACTTTGAGGTTTATACAAGGGACTATGGTAATGTAAAAGGCACTTATGTATGTACTATTGACAATTATCATCATGATCCAGATTATGTTGACTATGCTACAAGCGAAAATCCTGCCGAACATAAGTCTCATAATCTAATTGAACTTGAAAATGGACAATATGCACTCTATCCAAACAATAGAATGCGTATCTATGACAACAGTCTGACCCCTGTTGAACCAAAAATGCCTGATTTTAAGGTTTCTACCCAATATTATCAGGTTGAGAATGGTTTTGACCGTCTTGGAATGGGTCGGGAGGACGAATATTTTTGGAAAACTTCAAAAGAACGTCAAAATTTAGAAAAAAACACTGATGAGGAGCAAAATGGGTAATTCTAGAGTTGATAGAGATCAAGATTTTATGAAAAATGAGTATGGGACTGAAGCATTAATCACTGATTATGGAAATGTCTATGATCGATGGGCGGAAAAGAAAGAAAAAAATCTAAAAGAAGTAGATTATGAAGAGATTGATGACAAAACTTTCTTACAAGACTGATAAATAAAGATACGTTTATACATGTATTATGCCTGTCGAAAGGGTAAGTAGAGGTTTTAAAGATATTGGGAGTGCTTTTCAAGTAAATCCATTGTCTAATGATCTTCTTGCAATCAAAAATGAGACTGCAATCGCAAGATCAGTAAGAAATCTGGTATTTACCCTTCCAGGTGAGAGATTTTTTAACGAAGACCTTGGTTCTAGAGTATCAAGATCGCTATTTGAAAACATTGATGGTATTTCTGCATCTCTAATCGAGGATGAAATTAGAAATACTATTAATAATTTTGAACCAAGGGTTGAATTGGTCAATGTAGTCGTCGCACCAAACTACGATGGCAATGAATTTAATGTGACGATTAGTTATAATATTGTAGGGGTTGATGCCTTACAGCAACAGTTATCATTCGCATTACAGCAGACACGATAATGCCATTAGTCAATTTCACAAATCTGGACTTTGATCAGATAAAAACATCTATCAAGAGTTATCTTCGATCAAACTCAAACTTTACTGACTATGATTTTGAAGGTTCTAACCTTTCAACGATAGTTGATGTATTAGCCTATAATACATATATTTCCTCATATAATGCTAACATGGTTAGCAATGAGGTTTTTATTGATAGTGCAACATTAAGAGAGAACGTTGTTTCATTAGCACGTAATATTGGATATGTGCCAAGATCAAGAACAGCATCAAGATCCTTAGTTACCTTTTCTGTTGATACTACAGACTTTGCTACCAATCCAACCGCAATCACCCTTAAGAAGGGTATAGTTGCTTCTACAAGCGCGTTTGGAGGAGATAGTTATACATTTGCCATACCAGAAGATATCACTGTTCCTGTGGTCAATAAGACCGCAACTTTCGATAGTATTCAAATATTTGAAGGAGAATTTTTAGTTGATAACTTTACTGTAGAATCAGAAAATCCTGCACCACCACAGAAATATATTTTAAACAATTCTAATATTGATACCTCTACTTTAAGTGTTTTAGTTAGAGGTACAGAGTCAAGTACAATTAGTAGAAAGTTTTTATTATCAGAGAGTCTCTTTGATGTTACTGCAGATTCAAGAGTTTACTTTATTCAAGAGATTGAAGATCAAAGATATGAATTAATTTTTGGTGATGGTATTTTTGGTGAGAAACTTGAGGAATTAAATTATATTGAAGTTTCATATATCAGAACATCAGGCGAAGCAGCAAATGGTTTATCAAACTTTAGTTTCAGTGGAATACTTGCAGATAATAACGGCGTCTCTGTTGCAGAAGGTATTTCACTAATTACTACCATTAATGCATCTGAAAGTGGAAAAGAAATTGAATCTGTTGATTCTGTTAAAAATTATGCAACTAGAATTTATGCATCACAAAACAGAGCAGTCACTGCTGCAGATTATGAAGCATTAATTCCAAAAATTTATCCAGAGACACAATCTGTTTCTGTATTTGGCGGAGAAGACTTAACACCTCCACAATATGGAAAGGTTTTCATTACAATCAAACCATACTTTGGTCCATTTTTACCTAACTCGATTAAAGATAATTTAAAAAATATTTTAAGAAGATATAGTGTCGCTGGTATTGTTCCAGAAATACTAGACCTTAAGTATCTGTATGTTGAAGTTGATTCTTCTATCTACTACAACCAGAATCTAGCACCAGGACCAGACTTTGTTAAGTCTATTGTTTCTACTAATGTTGATAATTACTCCAACTCAATTGAACTGAACAAATATGGTGCAAGGTTTAAATATAGTAGATTCCAGAACATTATTGATAATAGTCATGAATCTATTACATCAAACATTACTAAAGTACAAATCAGAAGAGACTTAAGAGCAAAATTAAATCGTATAGCAAACTACGAAATTTGCTTTGGAAATGAGTTCTATATAAAGAGACTTGATGGATATAATATTAAAACCTCTGGATTTAGAGTATTTGGAATTGATGATGTTGTATATCTTGGTGACAATCCGAACGATAACCAGCCCACTGGAGAAGTGTTCTTATTCAAACTTGTATCTCCAACTCAACCAGCGATTGTGAGAAGATCTGTAGGAACGATTAATTATGAAAAGGGAGAAATACTATTAGATAATATTAATATTGTTTCAACTTCTAAAAGGACGCAGAGACAACCAGTTATTGAAATCTCTGCTTGTCCAAGGTCTAATGATGTGATTGGGTTACAAGATCTATATCTTCAGTTAGACGCTAGCAATAGTGTGTTAAATATGTTAAGCGATGAAGTTTCTTCTGGCGCAGATCCATCAGGAACTACGTATATAACGACCTCAAGCTACACAAACGGAAATTTAGTACGTTCATAAGAAATGATAGAAACTAGAATCAAGATTAGTGCAATCGTTGCAAACCAACTTCCAGAGTTTGTAAGAGAAGAATTTCCTCTTGTAAGTGAGTTTTTATCACAATATTATCTTTCTTTAGAGGGGCAGGGTTCAACTTTAGATATTTTACAGAATATCGATCAGTACGTAAAGGTAGATAATCTAACAAATATTGTTGATTCAACGACATTAGGTGCTGATGTATCCTTTATTGATGATACAATTACTGTTAAATCAACTTATGGATTTCCAAAGTCCTATGGATTGATTAAGATTGGTTCTGAAATTATTACATATACTGGAATCACTTCCACTACGTTTACTGGATGTATTCGTGGATTTAGTGGTGTCACTTCATATCAAGGATCGAACACTCCTGATGAATTAGTATTTGAAGATACTGATATTGATCAGCACGTATCTGAAAGTACTGTAACTAATTTAAGTGTACTTTTCTTAAAGCAGTTCTTCACTAAAGTTAAAAAGCAAATAACTCCAGGATTTGAAAATAGAGAGTTATATACTGGTCTCGATGAAAGAATCTTTCTTAAGCAATCTAACGACTTTTATACTTCAAAGGGTGCAGACCAATCTTTTGAAATTTTATTCAGAGCACTTTATGGTGAAGACGTAGAAGTCATCAGACCAAGAGACTATCTTTTTATTCCTTCGGATGCAGAATATAGAGTTTCTAGAGACCTTGTTGTAGAATTATTAGAAGGTAGTGCAGATGATTTAGAAAATAGAACTCTTTTTCAGGATGAAACTAATGAATATCCTGCCGCAAGTGGTTCTATTAATAAAGTTGAGGAAATTGTAAGAGGCGGCAAAACATATCATGTCATAAGTTTAGACTATGATTATGACAAAGATATTGATGTTGAAGGTTCTATCTTTGGCAAGTTCTCTATTCATGCAACTACTAAAGTAATTACGAAGACATTAGTAGGAGACACTACTATTGATGTAGATTCTACTGTTGGATTTCCTTCATCGGGAACTTTAATTCTTAATTACTCTGATACCGATGTTATTGAGATTCAATATAAGTCAAAATCATTAACTCAATTTTATGGGTGTAGTGGAATATCTCGTGATATTGAACCAAAGCAGAATGTGAGAGTTGATGCATTTGCATATGTATTGACAGATCCGAATGATAAAGATTCAAAAGTTAAAGTTAGAGTTACTGGAGTTATCTCTGATTTAGATTTTTACGAGAATCCTTATTATTATCAACCAGGAGACGTAATACAAAATAAAAATTTAGGTATTACTTTAAGTTCTTCTTTTGGAAATGATTGGTTCTTTAACGTTGCAACAAAGTATACTGTAGATTTGGCATCAGTTGTAGATAATGCAAACTTTACATACAGAATCAACACAATTGATGAGCATGGGTTTTCTGTTGGTAATTCTGCAAATATAATTCTTAATGATGGAACTACAAAGGAAACAAATATCATTTCCATCTTAAACAAAAATAGTATTATTGTTGGTGGTCAAGGAGAAATTCAAACACAAACAGTACAAAATATTGAGAAACTAATATCAAAGGTTGACTCTAGTGCATATCCAACTTCTGAAATCTACTCCACAAACGTTCAGAATGTTTACTCTGATAAGGAATTCTTATATGTTGCATCTTCATCTATCCCAAGTTATCTGAACGAACCCCTTGATACAACTGATAGATCTATAAAGTTCTCTGGAACATTTAATGGTTTAGATATTATATTTGCAAACCACGGATTTCAAACTGGTGATTCAGTAACCTATATTCCAGAAAGTTCTACTAATACTCTTAATATAGATGAAGGAGTATATTTCGCCAAAAGAATTGATGATAGTACTATTAGATTGTCTAATAGTAGAGCAAATATTAGTAGTGGCATTTATATAACTCTTACTGGAACAGTAACCAACAGTGTTTTAAGATATACTGATTTTGCTTATCAAGAGTTAGAAACTCAAAAACTTATTAGAAAAATTCAAGATCCAGTAACTGATAGTGTAGAGCATACAACACTTCCAGGAACTACGGGTATTCTTGTTAATGGTGTAGAGATTTTAAACTACAAGTCTAGAGATTCCATTTTCTATGGTGCAATTCAGACTGTCGATGTTCTTTCAAATGGTGAGGATTATGATATAGTCAATCCACCCATTCTACAGACCACAGGAGACGTAGGAGCAGGTCTTTCTGCTTTCTGTGGCATAGAAGGTTCTTTGGAAGGAATTAGCATTATAGACCCTGGTTTTGATTATGTTTCAAATCCTATAGTTACAATTAGTGGCGGAAGTGGTAAAGGTGCGGTTGCAAAACCAATTCTTAAGTCTATTTCACATTCAGTTAGTTTTAACTCTATTCAAGATGCTGGATTAGTTAATTTAACAAACAACACTATTAAATTCTCATCATTCCACAAATTTAGAGATGGTGAGTTAGTAATCTATAAAACTGATGGACAGACTGCAGTTGGTGGATTGTCTACAGATGCACAATACTATGCATCTGTTCAGGATGCATATGCTGTAAAGCTTCATAAGAATTATGATGATGCGATTTCTGCATCAAACGTAATTAATCTTACTGAGTATGGTGCAGGAAATCATTCCTTCAGATGTGCAAATCAGAAGAGTATTATTTCTTCAATTTCGGTAGTTAATCCAGGCAGTGGATATAAGAATAGAATAACCACAGCAACATCTGTTGGCGTTGATACTTCATCTAATATAATCACATTAAAGTCTCATGGTTATAGAAGTGGTGAGTTAATCAAGTATACTTCAGGAACTACTGCAATTGGTGGACTTACTGATGGATCTTATTATGTAACTAAAATTGATAATAATAGTGTACTACTTTCTCAAGTTGGTGTTGGTTCAACTGCACCAGAATTTTACTATGCAAATGCAGAGTACATTAACTTTACTTCTTCTGGATCTGGAACACAATCTTTCAACTACCCTTCAATTACAGTAGAAGTAAAAGGTGAGATTGGAGTATCTACTCTCACTGGACAAAACTTCAACGCAGAGATTCAACCTATCTTTAGGGGAGAAGTTAAGTCTGTATTTGTTGAAGATGGTGGTGTTGGTTATGGTTCCTCTGAAATCTTAAATTACAATAAACAACCAACGTTCAGTTTGGATAGTGGTTCTGGTGCTCAACTAAAACCAATTATCAATGATGGAAAGATTGTTCAAGTATTGATCTTTAATTCTGGCAGTTCATATAATGCTCCTCCAACTTTAGAAGTAATTGGAACTGGAAATGGCGCAATTCTTACTCCTGTAATTTCTGGTGGAGTTATAACGGAAGTTAAAGTAATCACTGGTGGTAGAGCATACTTAGAAAAAGATACTACAATTAAGGTAATTAGTGCTGGAAAGAATGCACAGTTTGGATTTAATCCAAAAATATGGAATATTAATATTTTTGATAGACTTATTTCCAACAATAAAATATCTGAAGATGATGGTGTAATATTTGAGGGAGCAAACTCTTCTTATGGACTTCAATATACTCACATATATTCACCAAGAAAACTGAGAAGATCCATTTTAGGAACCAAAATTGTAAACGGTCAAGAAACATTTATCACTGACCTTAAACTTCAGAATGGAAGGGAAGTATTATCAGACACTCATTCTCCAATTATTGGATATGCTTATGATGGCAATCCAATCTATGGACCTTATGGATATGGCACGATAACTGGAGGAACTCCAAGACTACTAAAATCTGGATATACATTATCACCATCTACTGATAGACCAAATCCATTAGACTCCAATGGTAATGTAACTTATATTGACGGATTCTTTACTAATGATTATGTTTATGATGGTTCTGGGGACCTTGATGAATATAATGGAAGATTTTGCAAGACTCCAGAATTTCCTAACGGTGTTTATGCATATTTTACTACAATCAATACAAATGCTATAGAGTCTAGTGGACAGTTTAAGAGTTATAGAAAACCAGAGTTCCCATATTTTATTGGAGACAAATATAAGTCAACTCCTATCCCATACAACTACGATATCAAATCAAACCAAGATGATATCAATTTAAATGAAACCAATCTGTCTAGAAATACTACTCCATATGGTGTATTGAATCCCAACACTGAGTATGATTTTATTGTTGATTCTAATAAAATTCAAAAGCAGAACATTATTGTAGCAAATACTACAAAGGGTAATGTTTTATTTGTTGGCATCAGCAGTAGTGGGCAGAATTATCAAGTAAATGATAAAGTCATATTTGACAATCAAGATACCGGCGGAAATGGCGCACGTGCAGTGGTGTCCCAAATAACTGGACAGAGAATCAATAATATAAGTATTGCAAAGTCTACTGTATCAAATGTAGAGTTTTTCCCATTGACCAACGGAAGCGGTTTTGTTGGTTTTGCAACTGCACCTCATGGGTTATCCAACTTTGATAAAATATCTTTGTCTGGAGTATCGACATCATCAACTAATATTGAAGATAGATTTTTCCTGGTAGGAATTCATACAGAGTCATTAAATCTTGCTCTAGATGTTGAATCTACTTCTTCTACAGGAATAGTAACATACTTTAATGTAACTGGTGATCTTTCATTCCCAAGATTTAGAGAAAATGATGTTCTGGGAATTGGTACAGAAAAAGTTAGAATCTTAAATATAGATAAGTTATCATCTAGACTACGTGTTGAAAGAGCATATGATGGAACTGTTGGTTCCTCACATACTGCTTCTTCATTACTAGAAGAAAAACCAAGAAAGTTAACAACCTCCATTTACTTAGTTAACAATGAATCAAAGTTTGATTATAGTAGAGAATTATATTTTGATCCACAAGAAACCGTTGGGGTAGGAACGACCGCTGGAGTTGGAATTGGTTTAACTTTAGTTTTTGCTAATCCTGGTGCCGGAATCTCAAATATTAACATTCCAACTAAAGCATTTTATCTTCCAGAGCACAAATTAACAACTGGAGATACTTTAACATATTTCAATAATAGTGGAGACTCTATCGGTGTATCCACCGATGGTATTGATATCTTCAGTCTTACAAATGGTCAGACAGTATATGCAGGAAAAATATCTAATGATCTGATTGGAATTGCAACTGCGAAAATTGGTATTGGTACAACTGGTTCTTTTGTTGGTATCAACAGTTCAGTTTATGTTAATACATTATTCTTTACCGGTATTGGAACCGGAGAAAAGCATAGTTTAAAAACAAATCCAGAGAATATCTTAATTGCTACTGTTAACAAGAACAGTGCAACCATAACCACCGGTTCAACTCACGGTCTTCAATTTAATGATTATGTGTCTTTAAATGTTCTTGCAGGTATTACGACTACTATTTCTGTAGCATATAATGATTACCATAGAAGACTTGTAATTGATCCTAGAAGTTTTACTGCTTCTGATGTTGATACTGCATCTGATATTATAACAATTACGAATCACAATCTGTCTAGAGGGCAGAAAGTAATTCATACTGCCATAACTCCCGCTACCGGCCTTGCAGACAATGAAATCTACTATGTTTTTGTTGTAGGCAATGATAAAATTAAACTATGCAAAAGTATAACAGATGCACTGAAGGCATCTCCAATTTTTGTCAATATTACAGGAACTTCTTCTGGAACGATTTCAAAAGTAAATCCACCATTGATTTTGGAAAGAAATAAAACTTTAGAGTTTGATCTTTCTGATTCTTCTCTTTCATTCACAAATAATTCAACATCTTACTCAGCATTTGACTTTGGAATTTTCTCGGACAGAGAACTTAAAAATCAATTCTATTCTTCGTCTGTTACCGAAAACTTTGAAGTAACTAAGAGTGGTTCTGTTGGATTAAGCACCCTGGCAAAACTAACTATCAAGGTTACAGAAAATCTACCGCAGGTTTTATATTATGGAGCAGTTCCCATCAATCTAACTCTTAACACTGCAGTTAAGAAAGAAATTACTTCTGATTCGGAGAATATTAAAAACTACAACGAATTAGTTGTAAAAAACAATGTTCTTACGCAGCAAAATTATATAAGTGGAATTGGATCTACTACGTTCTCATTTAGTATTTTTGCTGCTCCTTCAGAAGATCAATATATTCCTACTGATGGTGAATTATTTTATAATACAAACTCCACAACTGCTTATGGTTCAATTGCAGAAGTTTCTATGGTTTCTAGAGGTAGAAACTATCATTCTTTGCCAAACATTTCAAGAATTAATAGTGGACTAGGAACAGATGCTATTCTTGTCCCTGCAGGTTTTGATATTGGTAAGGTCACTAAAGTTGATATTCAAGATATTGGTTTTGAATATTCTGTAGATAAAACGTTAAGACCTGAAGCACAACTTCCGCAGATTTTAATAGTAAATCCTTATAATAAATTTGCTTCTATTGGTATATCTTCTGTTGGTCAAAACTATATCCTTGCTCCAGACTTGGTTGTTCTTGATGGTTTAACAAATCAAGTTGTTTCTGATGTTGATTTGAATTATGAACTTGGGGACGATACTGTTACCATTTCTAGAAACACATTTTCTTTAAGTGATACTACTCCAACTATTATTCCAATCAATAATACAAACGGAGTTTCAATTAAAAATATTACATTTGATTCAGCAACTAAAGATGTTACTGTTTCTTTGGGTTCTAGTTATAGTAGTTTATCAGACTTCCCCTTCGCTGTTGGCGAAACTGTTTTAATTGAAAACATCAGTGTTGGAGTTGGAAATACTGTAAAAGGATATAATTCATCTCGATACAACTACAGTCGATTCAATGTTACTCAAATGGATCCAAACATTGGTGGCGCAAATGGATCAATTACATATAATCTTTCAGAGTACCTTGCTAGTGGAGAAATTCCAGGCACATATGATGCATTAAATTCTGTCGGTAGAGTAATTCCATCAAAGCACTTCCCAATATTTGACATTACTTTAGGTGTAAATGAGTTCTTTAGAGGAGAACCTATAACTTCTCCATCTTCTTCTGGTATTGTCAATTCTTGGAATCCAAGACTTGGACACCTTAAGGTATCTGCAATTAATGCTTTCAAGATTGAAGAGAATGTTGTTGGTTCTTCTTCAAAATCTATAGCAAATATTGTAGCAGTCAATCTGTTTAATTCTTTATATAACGTTGACGATTCTTCTGTGGTCAAGAAAGGGTGGTTGAATGAAGTTGGATTCCTCAATAACAGCATTCAAAGATTGCATGATAATGACTATTATCAGTACTTCTCATATGCACTGAAGTCTAGAGTTGAATATGCAAAGTGGGATAATGCAGTAAGTTCTCTTAATCATACTGCAGGATTTAAGAAGTTCTCCGACTTGATTGTAGAATCTAAAGATCCTGATGATGTTGGCATTAGCACCAATCAAAATGAAGGGACTTTCATTGGAATTGCAGACTTCATATCAGAAGTTGATTTAAATTGCGTAAACGATTTTGACTTAGCAACAGAGTTGACTTTAAATGTTGATTCTACTGTTGCATCAAATGAAATTGTATTCAATAGTCGCACACTTCAAGATTATATTGAATCTGTTGGGAACAGAGTTCTTACTATTGATGATTTGAGTCCACAGTTTAATGACCTTCCAAGAGTAGAAAGATTTAGTACCGTCAATCTGTTTGACATTTCTCTTGCAAGATCTAAAAAGTATTTTGTACTTATTGATGATGTAAGATTTTCGGATGAAAAACAACTTAGTATTGTTACTCTAATTCATGATGACAATGGAATTGGATATACAAATGAATATGGAGATATTCCAACCTTTGATAACCTTGGTTCTTTTGAATTTAATATTCTTGGAACTGAAGGTCAATTATTATTCTATCCAACTAAGTATTCATTAAATGATTATAATGTAAGCACACTTGCATATACTCTTGAAGATACTTTTGCGGGTATTGGTAGTACTGATTTTGGAGATACTGTTAAGGTTGCTAGTAGTACAACATCTATTACTACAGGAACTAGCAGTGCAACTACAATTGTTGGAATTGCCTCAACATACAGAGCATCTAAAATACAGGTTCAATATGCAGCAGACGATAGTTCTTATTTTGAGTTTGACGAACTGACAGTAATTCATGATGGAAGTGAAGTAAACCTTATTGAATATGGACAATTAGTATCAGATACTGGAACACTTTCTGCAGGAATTGGTACTTATAGTGCATACTTATCTGGTTCTAATGTTAATATTGATTTTACTCCAAACGTTGCACTTGGGGTTACTCATCATGTCAACACCATAAGGGTTTCTATTGCAGATACTGCTTCAGTTGGTGTCGGAACTTATACTATGGATACTGCACGATTAGACTCCAGAATAACATCTATTGCGTCCACATCTTCTCCAGTAGCAACATCAGTTGCCCAATATCCATCAGGTGACTTTGATTGTGCATACTATATCGCAACTATTGAAGATAAGACAAATTCTCAATATCAAATCTCAGAAATAACTCTGGCCAGCGATTCTAGAGATGCATATATTTCGGAGTTTGGTAATTTGGAAACCGAATCTAGTCTTGGTTCTTTTGATGCTCAATTATCTGGTAGCAATACTGAACTTACATTTACTCCAATTGCATCTGCAGATGTTGAAGTTCGTGTTTTCCAAAACGCACTTCGTTTGGTAGATACTAGCAATACTAATACCAGAATCAACCTTACTAACGCATCAATCTTAACTGGAAATGGAGATTACACTGGAACAGATAGTGATGTTAAGAGAGAGTTCCAATTAACTCATAAGCAACTTCCAATTTTTGAAAGATACTTTGTTGGTAGCGCATCCACTGTCGTTAGTGTTGCTAAAGATACTATTCAGGTTCCAAACCACTTCTTTGTTACTGGAGAGGAATTAGTTTATGAACACGCTGGTGCAGGAACAACTCAGGCAATTGGGATTAGTTCTACAAATATTCCTGGAGTTGGTGTAACAGACAAACTTCCTACTACCGTGTATGCTATTAAAGTTGATGATATTTCAATTAAACTTGCAGGTAGTGTTGAGAATGCACTCAAAACTGTTCCAACACCTTTAGATATTACTTCTGTTGGTATTGGAACTTCTCACTCACTTACTTCTAAGCAGCAAAACTCCAGAGTCGTTCTTTCCATTGATAATGTAATTCAATCTCCAATCGTCGCTATCGCAGTTACAACAACACTGTCACAAGAGTTTAAAGTCACTGAAAACACTATTACATTGAGTGGTATTACATCAATCTTTAGTGGCAATCTACTTGAAATTGGTAATGAGGTTATACGGGTTGAAGCAGTTGGTGTTGGAAGCACTAACATAATGAGAGTTAGAAGAAAATGGATGGGAACTGGAATTTCAACCCATTCAAGTGGTGCGTTAGTGACAAAAGTTGATGGTGATTATAACATCGTAGATAACAAAATTAGTTTCATATCTCCACCAAAAGGATTAACTCCAATTGGAACAACTACAGGAAGTCCAGATGATGTGGATTATGTTGGTATTGCTACTCATTCCACATTTAGTGGAAGATCATTTATGAGATCTGGTATACCCGATACCACCACTGAACCTTATGCACACAATTATGTTTTTGATGATGTATCATCACAATTTACTGGTCTTGTCACCTCATTCAATTTGAAGTCACGCGGTTCGGATGTGACTGGATTCTCTACAGATAATGCAGTTATTTTGGTCAATCAGATATTCCAAGGACCACAAGCAACTCAAAAGAAAGGAGATTATACCCTTGGGGAGAATGTTGGTATTACTAGTGTAAACTTCACTGGAACAATTTCTTCAATAACATCTGATATCAATACTGCAAATGTTCCTCTTGGAGGAGTCATCGTTTCTGTTGGTTCCACTCAAGGATTTGGATATCAACCACTGGTTGCTGCTGGAGGCACTGCTACTGTATCTGGTCTTGGAACTATTTCTTCTATCAGTATTGGAAATAGTGGTTCTGGATATAGAGTAGGAATCCAAACTGTTGTAAATGTTGGAGTTGCGACGTTCAGTACTGGAATTTCTAACATTGAATTTATCGGTACTGCTGCTATCAGTGGCGGACATATTGTAAGTGTTGCTATTACTAACCCAGGAACTGGATACACTTCCACAAATCCGCCACTCATTATCTTTGATGATCCATTATCTTATTCAAATATTCCTCTTGTTTATAGTTCTTCTTCCGCTTCTGGTTTAGGAAGTCAGGCAACTGCTAATATTGTAGTTGGTCAAGGTTCTAGTATTATTGAGTTCTCTATTGAAAATAGTGGTTATGCATATGGCCAGGGAGAAATCTTAACAGCATCTATTGGTGGACTTACAGGAATTCCAACAAATCCAACACTTTCATATGAGGAATTCCAACTCACAATTGAGACAACTTATTCTGATAGTTTCTCCGGTTGGTCTATTGGAAATCTTTTAGTTATTGATAATATTGATAACTTATTTGATGGTTCAAGAAAGTCATTCCCAATTAAAGTTGAATTGAATCAAAAAACCATTAGATCTTCTGCTGGTTCTTTGATTGATGTTGAAGCAACACTGCTTGTATTTGTTAATGATATTCTCCAGGTTCCTGGACAAGGATATACATTTAATGGTGGTAGTTTCATTAACTTCACAGAAGCACCAAAAGTAGGAGATACAACAAAGATTCTCTTCTATCAAGGTTCTTCTTCTGTAGACGTTCTTGATGTTGATATATTAGAGACTATTAAGAAAGGTGATACTGTTAGATTGGATGATGACGATTTCACTTTCCAACAAAACACCAGAGCAGTTTATAATGTAAATTCCGCTGACACAATTGATACAAATCTGTACGTTGGCCCAGGAATCACCACAGATGAATCTTATGATAGATCAGTTAAGTGGTGTAGACAGACTGAGGATAAATTTGTAAATGGCGAGTTTGTCGCAAAAGATAGAATTATCTACGAACCACTGATTCATCCAAATACAAGAATTATTCAGTCTGTTGGTGTTGGATCTACATTTATCTTTGTTGAAAATGTAAGAACATTCTTCGATAATGCAAAAGAGAATACGACTGACAACAAGCATATTAGAATAATATCTCAAGACGTTATTGTTGGTGCTTCCGCAACTACAGTCGTATCTGGATTGGGAACTATCAGTTCTATTTCTATTACTGGAAGTGGTATTGGTTATACTTTCGCCCCTTCCATAACTATCGCAAATCCAGTTGGATTGGGAACAACACAAAGAGCATCGGCAGATGTAACTATTTCTGGGGTTGGTACAGTTTCTACAATAACTGTTTCTTCGCCAGGAACTGGATACACTTCCACAAATCCACCGGTAGTTTTGATCGAAAAATCAAGAACTCCCGTTGAAGAAATCAAGACCGTATCCTATACAGGCGACTTTGGAATTATATCGGGAGTTTCTACAACTTCTGTTGGTGTTGCTTCTACTGGTATCATATTTGACCTTGTTATTCCAAGCGATTCTCTATTCAGAGATTCTAATATCGTTGGAACTGCAATTACAGTAAGTGGAATTCAGACTGGATACTACTTTGTCACATTGAAGACAAATCTTGGGTTTGGAGTGACATCCTTGAGACAAGATAATAGTGTTGTTGGTGTTGGATCAACTTTCCTCGACAATATCTATGAAGTCGCTGCTGTTTCTATAGCACAAACTGCTGTTCAAGGTATCGGCATCACATATGTCGCCCAGGTCACAGTTAGTGTTGAAGACTTTAATGGTCTTGTTGGAACAGGATATAGCAATTTCTTCGGTGAGTATAGTTGGGGCAGAATTGCAATTCCAACTAGAACTGATGCAAATGTATTTACATCATATAATAATGGGTTAGTTGGAGTTTCTACATCTCCAATCGTTGAGAGATTTGACCCGCTCAAGTATTTAAATTATAACTAATAAATAAATAAAAACCTCGCAAAAATGTCTGCAATTATAACTGACCAGTTAAGGATTTTAAATGCAAAGAATTTTGTAGCAGCAGCGACTTCATCTACAAATGCATACTATTCATTTGTGGGTTTGCCAAACGCTACTAATTATTCTTCAACTTGGGATAATAATCCTCCTGCTCCTAAGGATTCCTTTGAGCAGGAAAATGATTATTGGGATACAATGATAGCTGTGAAGAAAATTGGAGGGAGTGATGTTCGCCAAGTAATTAGAAAAATTACCTGGAAATCAGGAACTACCTATGATATGTATCGTCATGATATAAGTAGAACCAATACATCAAAACCTTCAGGTGCGACAAGTTTATATTCCGCAAATTATTATGTTGTAAATGAGGATTTTCAGGTTTATATTTGTCTTGATAACGGAACAGATCCAGAAAATACAACTGGCAAATCATCTTTAGATCAACCAACATTTACTGACCTTGAACCGAGAACTGCTGGGGACAGTGGTGATGGATATATTTGGAAATATCTTTATACAATTAAGCCAAGCGATATTGTAAAGTTTGATTCTACAAACTTTATGCCAGTGCCAAGAGATTGGGATTCAAATACAACTGATGCGCCAGTTAGAAATAATGCAAATACAAGTGGACAATTAAAGGTTGTCACGGTTACTAATAGGGGTGCAGGCATCGGTACTGCAAACAGAACTTATACTGGAGTTCCTATTAAAGGAGACGGTTCTGGCGCAGAAGCAACTATCGTTATCAATAATGACTCCAAATTAGAGTCTGTAACAGTTTCCAAGGGTGGATCAAATTATACTTATGGAACTGTTGATTTAGCGACAGGGAGTGTTCCTACTGGAACAACAGTACCTGTTTTCAATGTAATTATTCCTCCACAGGGGGGTCATGGGGCAGATGTTTACAGAGAACTTGGAGCATACAATGTTCTGGTTTATTCTAGAATTGAAAATGATACTGAGAATCCAGACTTTATTACTGGCAATCAAATTGCTAGAGTTGGACTTATTGAAAATCCAGAAACATTCAACTCTTCTACTATACTGACTACTGATAAGGCAAGTGCATCTTATGCATTGAAATTAGTTGGCACTGGATATAGCACTACAACATTTACTCCCGATGCAGAGATTACTCAAACTGTCGGTCTGGGTTCAACTGCTGCTGGAAGAGTAATTTCTTATGATCAGAATACCGGAGTGCTGAAGTATTGGCAAGATAAGAGCATTGTTGGATTTAATAGTGATGGTTCTTTAAAAACAAATCCAAAATATGGATTCAATCTGAACAGATTTACTGCAGACCCTAATTATGGAAATAGTGGCACTGTAAATATTATCGGTGGTAGCGCCACTTTAGGCATTGATACTAATTTTTCGGGTGTTTCCACCTCAATAAATAATAGAACGTATTACCTTGGGAACTCTTTTATCAATGGTGTTGCCGATCCAGAAGTCAAAAAATATTCTGGAAACATAATTTATGTAGATAATAGACCTTCTATCACAAGGTCAACTAATCAAAAAGAAGATATCAAAGTCATTTTGCAATTCTAAGGAATCATGCCCCAGGAAACTAATCTCAATACCGCACCATATTTTGACGATTTTGATCCTCAAAATAACTATTTTAAGGTTCTATTCAAACCAGGATATCCTGTTCAGGCTAGAGAATTAACAACTCTTCAATCAACTTTACAAGATCAGATTGAAAAGTTTGGTAATCACATCTTCAAAGAGGGAGATTCTGTAACAGGCGGAGGTGTTCGTTATAATAATAACATTGATTGTGTTCTTATTGACACAAACTTCTCAGGAATTAGTGTCACTAATTATGTTGATGATTTAAATGACAAAATATTAACAGGTTCTGTTTCTGGGGTTAGAGCAAAAGTAAAAGCACATCTGAATGTAAGTGCTTTTCCTGGACAACCATATACTTTATACATTAACTATATTAGTTCTTCGGCAGATGGGAACACTGATGTATTTCTTGATGGAGAAACATTACTCATTGATAGTGGTTTTTCAAATAGTTTTATAACTTTTCAAGATGGAGAAGCAGTCGCTACTGCAATCGCACAAAATGCTACAGCAGTAGGTTCTTCAGCAGTTTTAGATGATGGAGTTTATTTTGTTAGAGGATATTTTGTAGAAATTCCCAAACAAACGATTATTTTAGAACCATATAGCAATGTTCCAACATATAGAATTGGTTTGGAGGTTTTTGAAGAGTTAATTAATTCTGATATTGATTCGGATCTAAATGATAATGCTCAAGGATTTTCAAATTATACTGCTGCAGGTGCAGACAGATTAAAAATTAGAGCATATTTAACGAAAAAACCACTTGATCAGGAAAAGTATGAAAATTTTATTGAATTGATGACGGTTAATGGTGGTGAAATCACTTCCATTAGAAAAGATACAGAGTATAATGAGATTGGAAAAGAATTTGCAAGAAGAACTTATGATGAGTCTGGCGATTACTATGTAAAAGAACCAACTCTTGAAGTTAAGGAAACTTTAAACAATTTAAAAGGAAACAGAGGAGTTTTTCTTGACACTCAAGCAACTTATAATGGAAATGTACCAGCGGAAAGTCTGGGCACATATGTAATTAGTCCATCTAAAGCATATGTAAGAGGATATGAGGTAGAAACTGTCAGTCCAACATATTTGGACTTTGAAAAACCAAGAACTACAAAACTTTTATCAAATCAAAGCATCAATTATACAACTGGATCAACATATGGTCTTAACAGAGTAAGTGGTTCTCCAATCATTGGACTGTCTACATCTTATACTGTAAGTTTAAGAGATAATAGAATTGGTGCTACTAAAACTACTGTTGCAGGTAAAGAAATTGGTGTAGCAAGAGTTTATGACTTTGCATTAGAGTCTGGTTCTTATAGTACAACTAATGCAGATGCAAACGTGTGGGATGCTTCTCTGTTTGACATTCAACCATATACTACAATTACATTAAATCAAAATATTACGTTGTCAACTCCAACGTATATTAAAGGAAAAGCAAGCGGTGCTACTGGATTCCTTAGATATGGTATAACAAATGCCGGTATTATCACTGCATATAACACGCATGGTAGATTTGTTCAAGGAGAAGAATTTGAATTTGATAGTGTAGAAAATACTAGAGTATCAACCGCAGTAACTGCATATACTACAAAAGACGTTCAGTCAATCTTTGGTATCGTTGGTAGTGCATCTACATTTAATGCTGATGTTATTCAAACTCCTTTAATAAATCTTGGTCAAGTTAATATTACTGGAAGTAGTGGTGGTATTAGTACAGTAACCAACACAGATTTATCCAAATTCTTTGTTGGAATTACTACTGTTGGAGATTTAGTATCTTATTCTGTTCCAGGACTTACTGTTCCAACTTTCTCCAAGGTTGAGTCTGTTTCTCAACATACTTTGACTTTATCAGTAGTTACAAGTGTAACTGGTGTTTGCGACGGAAGTCTTCCAAGTTCTAATATCAACCCAAGTGATTTTACAATCCTTTCTTCTAGTTTCCAAGAAGGTTTAGATAAAACTCTTTATACAATTCTTCCAAAGCAAAAAATTGCTTCTGTTGATCTAACTAATTCTAATTTAACTATTAGAAAGCAGTTTGACGTTAATATTACTGCTAACTCTACTGGTTCTGTTTCTTCTGG